CTATAGATTTGCGAGCCATTTCTTGCCAGACTTGGTATTAAGCCAAACAGCTATAATAGAACCTATCACAGCCATTACCGCAAATAAAGATATTAATGCTTCCATATAATTACTGTTTTATTATTTTATAACCTATGTATGAAATATATAGGTAACAAAAATACCTATAAGTATAAGTACCCAATTTTCTACTTTTTCTTGTTGTGTCGCAACAGAAACAACACTTCCTACCACTAATGCAGTAAAAGATATTTTTGCTAAATCATAAAAGAACTTACCAAGCGTTTCCCGACTTGTTTTCTCTTTTTCTTTAACTTCCTTCTTTACTTCCTGTTGTTCACTCCAACTTCCCATTCAAATTAAGATTTATTGCAAATATACGAAAATCAAACAATAAACAATAACATAAACCATTTATTTAACACACTTCACCCTTCGGCAAATTGGCCTGATTATGGCCAAAATATTGTCCATCGATTATATATCTATAGTGCACCTAATAACACATTATCTACATGCTGCTTTATTCGTGTGATTCTTTCAGATATAAACATCTTTACAGACATGTTGTTGGCAAAGGGAGGGAGTAATATCAGACTTTTTAAAGATGAAACAAGTTTTTATGTTTACATTTATAAAAGTACATGGTCACGAACTAATATTGAAGTGTTCTCTGATAATCATAGTAAATTTTATTTCACAGACGTGACAGATCAAATCAGTATATCAGATTTGGAAGAAATCTCTATATCTTGAAGAATATAGCGGTTTATTCAGATATTTATTACCTTTGCACTGCACATGGCGTTGTGCATATCAGGATCGGGTGGAACCGGCTTGTACCGGACCATCCGTTTTTTTATACCCAAGATACGGTTCACCAATTATCCCAATAATTACTATACCATTTCACTCTATATTTATAGATACTTCCGTTATAATTATATAATTTCTGAACACAACAGATATTAGGATTACCGATTACAACTAATATACAATTACGGACATATTCTAATTCTGAATCTTCTCTTAGTAAGTACATTCCACTATATTGCATAGAGCCTAATTCGTCTTGGGAATCTATATTTCTAGCATCTCTGAATCTTAACCATGTATCATTTATTCCTATCAGTCCCCCCAGATCGCCAACAGGCAGAAATTCTTGTTTAAATTCCTACCTGTATGAGCGAACTGTTTATGATCACTGTTAATAATTCTAGCATTATTCTATATCCCTGACGCAACGGTAACCAGCATAGCCCGCATCACCATAACCCAACCACTCATTGTTATAACCAATACTCATCAATCCCAGAAATCCTGTATCAGTTGCCTGTCCTGAACCATTCTCGTTATAATAACAGCAATACCCATACACTGTATAACTTCCATTTCCGTCAAGTCCTGAATTTATAGAAAATCTGGTGCGGCAATGAATGGAGGCCCGATAACGATTCTTCCAATCATGACCAAACATGTTTCCCTCACATTCTTTCTTATAAATAAACGTGTCATTGTAATCATAGGTATTTTCACCCACTTGTGCGCCTGTCTTTCTCAAGAGTTCAGGAGCGGCCACCACGATCAATGCCAGCTCGCGCTGGTTAGGCAGACGCCATGACGCACTGGTCTGAACGGAACTTACCTTACTGTCTTGTTCCACATAACTGGCAGCTTCTGTTATCCAGGCATCCTTGGCATCCTTTGCTGTAGAGGTTATAAACGGATAATATTTTTTAGAAGAACTTTCCTTCACAATCAAGCCATGTCCACCACAATAATCCTGTCTGACTTTTCCATACAAGAAATCACTTGATACCTGCAGAACCTTTGGAACCCTGTTTATGACGCTGCGCTCATTGTGGGGCGCCAGTTCCCTTGACGTGAACCCCCTCAATGCGATAGACGAAAGGTTCATTGTAATGGTCTTTGTCGTATTGTCATATTCATAATATCTATCAGGGAAAATGGTATGGCTTGTATTCCGTTTCGCAGCCTGGGTAATGCCAAGATTGCGGGCACATCGGATATTCCCCCGTTCCCGTTTGTGTTCGCCACCGAAACTGCATCCCTGCTCGCTCCAGACAAGACGGCTGCTCCGGCCCGAATTCGTGTGTATCCGGGCAACCGGATTCTCAGACGTCTTACCCGCCAGCAGTGTTTCAATGTCTTCCGGACACAGGACCGCCTCCGTAGGAAGTGCAGGTTCCGCTATCCACATGCCGATAATCTGGTCCCTCGCACATACGTACCATCGTATCTCATTCTCTTCCAACGTGCCACTACCGTCCAGGTCACGGTTACGGCCGGCCCACGCCTTATAAGAATACTGCCCATCATAAGACAATGTGGTATACCCGCCTTCCTTTTTATAACTGCCGTCATTCTGCAACAGATACCCGTTCTTTTTCCAGTTTACATAACCATATCCGTTTGCGCCACACTGTGCCAACGTATTTCCACGGCCGTCCTTGTCAGGATTCTCTGATAATGATAAATCCTGGTCGAACCGTTCACTGCAATACAACCCGCCCGTCTCGTCAACACTCTCCACCCCGTACACATTACCCTCAAAGTTGTCAAGGTCATAGAAGCAGGCGATGGAACGCTGGCTGACGGAATATACAGCGTCGGCAAGGATACTCTGCTGATCCTTACTATACTGCAAGGAGGTTGCCAGGGTAAACACGCGGTCATCGGCATTGACAAACTCGTTCAGCCTGACATTTCCCTTATTGACTGGATTTTCTTCGTAATAATACTCGTCTACAAAACAGGTGTAATATGCACCCTCTCCATTTTCATTCCAGACTTCCTGCAGGACTTCAAATACATTCTGTGTTTCCTTCGGATCATATATGGCCAGTTCCCCTTTTGTATCCTGTTTTTGGAATTTGACCCATCCGAGATAGGGCATAAGGATCTCTTTTGCTCTTAAATTTGCATCATCAGCTCCCTTTTGGGGATAGTACATCTCGCCAACCGTTCCGAAGGGAGTTTTGCAATATATATAGATACCCTGCTCAAGCACGCTCCTTCTTATATTCATCTCCACCGCCTCATAGTGCGCGTCCACACGGACCTTGGAGCCTTTACGAAACACCACGCCCTCGGCACCCGGCTGATTCTCCTGGTTTGTCTCAACCTCGGCTATAATCTCGTCCACACCATTGACCGTCACGGTATATTTGTAATAATGGTCACGTTCAACATCAAAGTTATTAAAATTGCCATCAGAGAAATCCCCCAGATGGATGGTGTATTTCACGTCCGCCTCCACTTCCATCCCTTTATTATCTTTTCCCTTGAAATGTCCTGTCACCTCCACATAGGTGGTGTTCTCCGGAGCATTTTCGAACTGATAATGTGATTCATGGCCCTCCTGGGTTTCTTTAAGATTTATTCCGCTGGAACCCTTTTTTATTTTCTCACGGTCATGGAAAGAAGTTATACCGGTTGCCTGTGTTCTTGCCATATTCTCCGGAACATAGACCAGAAAAGAGTTTGGAGTCTGGGGGTTAAAAGGAGTCTGCTCCCCGTCAGTCACACCTATTTTATCTGTCCTGTCTTGGCTGAATTTGGGGGATACCCACTCGGCCACATGACGGAACTGATAGCTACGGGGGGTGAAGGTCACTCCCTCCTTGGACTTGAAAGTGAAACTGATCTTGGCCATCAGGCGTTTCAGAAGGAAAGGATTATTTATTGAGTCTATTCTTGTTTCTGTGCCTGTAGCATCATCCATATAAGTGACAGTACCATCCTCGCCAATCCTGCATGCCGCAGTACTGTTATTCACGGAGCCTGCCAGCGGCAGGTAACCGTCCGTCATGTTGAAGTTGCCCGTCCATGTGGGACGGACCGCCTGAAAGAATTTTTCCTGATCGGTAAGTCCTTTAAGCTCCTCCTCCGATTGCATGCCGGGAAAATACTTGAGGAAGGAGCCTGTCACATTTCCCAACAGATAGATATACACATCACCCGGATAGGCATAGAAGTTCAGTCTTCCCTCATTTCCTTCTCCTGTCCAAAAGCCGTCTTCCTCATTATTGACCGTCCCTTCATTGGAGTTCAGGAATATCCTGTATCCCAGTAGCTTGTTCTGGCTCTGGTCCTTACCCTTATTCTCATACATGAACAGCATGATCCTGCCCAGACGGGAGTCCTCGGTGCCAGCCGCACGGGTGACAATATCCGATCTGATGCCGCCGCTGACACTGAACGGAAGGCTCACCCTCACAGTCTTGCCGCGGTCCACGCCACCGGCAGCACCGCAGCCAGCCGGCATCGGTATCTCGTCCGTGCAGGAGAGGCAAAGGAACGGCACCAACATCGTCAATATGTATCTTGATATACCTTTCATAAAAATTGCCATATATAAATGTTCTTGTTAATCAAAACTAATGCCAGGATTCTCGACCTCCGTCCAGTCTCCGACTTTCCACCATGTTCTAGTGGCCGTATACCCATCCAAGGGGATGACAAGGAACACCTTGACAAACATGTTGGGTTTGACCGCTGGAAGTGTGACATAATCCATATGGGACTCCTCCTTGTCCGCCCCCGTATCACTGTTTTCATGGCTGTGGTGCAGAATCTTCATATAATACCCGTCACCTCCCACCCCACTGGCGACATTCTTATCCGATTTGTAAGGATTTGCAAACAGGTAGACCGCCTTTCCGGGAAGCCACTGGTACTCTTTCTTTCCATCCGTATTATCGTCCGGAGCCTTGTTGTTCCATCTTCTGGTTATCTTGTTGATGTGAAGTTGTGCGATTTCATCCGGGTTGGATGGTGTATCCTCAAAGCCGCAACGTAGGATCGGCAGACCGTTCTTCTGATATGGGGAGTCGGAAGTGTCGCCTTTATCACTTTCCCTATGGGCTATCTCACTACTTTCCAACGCCGGAGCATCTTGGGGAAACAGATATCCTTTCGTCGGGATGTTGTACAGATATACTCCGCGCCCGATATACAGGTCACCTTCACCGATGCCGCCTTTGGCGAAATAAAGTTCCATCTTGCCCACGGAACGCCGCAGGGGAAGTGTCAGGTTTTCCGTCTCCTTCGTTATGACAACCTCCTGTTTCACAGCCATGGGAAGAATGGAACTTGAGTACTTCTTCCCGGTCTCGTCTTTCGCGGCCGGATCCCCTTCGGTCAGCTTGCTCTCAGGAAGCCCACTGAATGTCAACTCCAACAGTTCCCGCTGTGTTATCTCCTTGTCGTCCGTCCAGACATATCTCCCGGTTTCAGAATCATAAACAGCGGCCGGCAGGGATTTCAGCCCTTCTGCACTCCCCTCATTGGCTATGGCGTAAAACAAACACGTATGGCCGTCGGCGGGAATCGTGTGTCTGGAGAACCCCAATCTTATATTAAAAGACTTCTCCGTCACATTCTTATCAGAAAGATCCGCATGGTGATAACCTGTCAGGCTGCCATCACTCCCGTCAAAGACATAGACCCTGACCGTTCTGATCAGGTTCTCATTGTTCCCTTCGTCGCTTTCCATGCCTTCATCCGCACCCTCTTCCGTACGGGTGGTAAAGGTCAGACTGACCGTCACACGGCCGTCATCGCCCGCATCCCCCGTATGCTCCTCCTGTATGCAGGACGGCAAGAAAGGAATAATGCAGGCAAGGCATATATATTTAAGTCCGTTCATACTCATATCCGCTTATTCGAAACCAACATCAGGATAGACATCCTCCACCCCCCATTGGGGAACGGTGATTGTCACATTCGCATTCCTCTCCCTGAATTCTATCCGCATGGAAAGCTCGGCCTCCTGCTTGGTTATGCCCACCTCTGGGTGCCTCTTTAGGAAATCCGTGACATCGACCGTATAGAAAGGCTCCGTACCCGCCCCGCTGTAAAGCGCTATCTCAGCCGGATGGTTCCCGTCCAACCGGAAGGTACAGAGTTTTCCCACATACATGTCCTGTGCGCCCTCCCTCCCGACTTCAGGATGGTAGGTGCGTCTCTGGGGGCAGATCCGGTTGTCGAAGAACACACGGCACGGCATGTTGTGCAGGCGGATATCCGGTTCACCGCCGTCTTTTCCATACTCCGTTGTTCCGTACCCTTTCACCTCGACATAGACCTTCAAATGGGAGGAGTTAAAATCAACGGTGTCCTTCAGAGACTTCCCGTCCTCCACCCTGAACCGCAAGTCGCCATGATACAGCGGGTCATTGCCGGTGAGCATGCTCTCGTCATTCATGAAGTAGCCGGGATGGGCGAAGAACATCATATGAAGGTCACAGGTGGTCAGATCACTCACCTGTGTACGCTCGCCCGCATTCCCAAGGCAGACCACCGTATAATTGCCCGCAGGCAGGTCAATGGAAACGCCATGCCTCGCCCTCAGGGCTTCCGCGTCAATCTCCAGCGTGCTCACAAGACGTTCCCCGCTGTCAAAGACGTACATGTCGACACATGAGATCCTCTCTGTCAGCAGGTCGGTGTCACCGTCTCCCGTATACCGGAAATACAGGAACTGCGTAGTTTCCTCCGGAGGGTTGGGAGGAACCGGCTTGTCAGGATGGCCCGGGCAGTCATGAAGGTCGTCCAGCACACAGCCTGAAAGGAGTGACAGTAGACAAATACCGGTGAACAGTTTCTTTTTCAGCATCTTTCTTCTTCGTTTCAGGTTAAAGCGGCGACCGGCATGACAGCCGGCAACCGCGGATTATAAACCGTAGGATATCGGATTAGTGGAAATCAGGATAAACAGTTGTAATAGTCCATTCCTTGACTGTCACTTTCACATACACCACCTTCTGGTCCTTGTCCCATACACCCGGAACAGTCTCATTGAACAGGTAGTCAAACTGGTAGATTTTGCCGGCCTGAGGTTCCACAACTGTACCCCCATCTTCTTTATCTTTAAAATTCGCGGTGACAACAAAAGATTTCTTTGCATTCTCACTTTCCTTTTGTGCTTCAACCCATACCCTGACATTGGCTATCTCACCCTTGGGGAAGAAGTTATAGGCAAAAGTTTGAGATTCATTCTGAGTTTGTGTTTCAGCAGTTGCACCCACATATTTTGTGACAGAACCCGATGATACATCGCCAGAAGTTAATGTTATCCCATTGGAGGCGCCTATCATGTCATAAGACCAGCCCCATGATGCATTCTCACCGCCACAGAATTTGTAACCTCCCTCTGGAACAGAAGCATGTTCAGGATCGTAAATCAAACCGTCTGGATTTGATGCAGTATTGGTCACCATCTGAGTATTATAATCTTTTCCTAAAGTACCCATGTTATAATAATCCACCATGCCGATACCCTTGACGGTCACTGAGGTGTACAGATGCTCTGTCGGAGTGCCTGCTGTACCTTCATCTTGCTTGTTGAATACACATCCTAATGATTTTATCTCAACACGTGAGATGATGGGAGTTATGTCAACATGTGCCTCATATACATCATAATCATTGTCTTCCGGAGCTTTTTCACCTACCTTTTTGGTCATCGGAGCGTCACCATGCAAAGTCACACAGGCTTTGGTTGTTTCATCAGTGCCTGTACCTGCCACATTCTGGCTGCTCAAAGGAATCTGAAAATCTGTCACCCCTGAAATAGGCTGGTTTTCCACCACCTTTCCCTCAATGTCTGTTTTCTCTTTTAAATTTTGGTAGTTGCCTATCACCATGACCTTGTCGGCTTTATGGCCGACAACAAATCTATATCCATCACCAGATTCAGGGTCAACAAGTGCCTTCCATTTCTTGTCGTCAGCACTTGTTATTTCTTCTATATCCGTGATATTTCCTCCATCCTGATAGAATATTACAGCGACATCACTTACGGTAACTGTATGATTGCCGCTTTCAGTCGGAGCATCCGTAGAGCGTCCGTTCACAGCGGAGGCGGAAATACCCTCCAGTTTCATATACACGGCTTTCGGAGTGCCATTCTCGTCACTACCGCCAAGAGACTCATCATTGCTGCAGGCAAACAAAGCCATGGATGCCAGCGCAGCCAAACTTAACTGTTTTAGATTCATAATGTAACAATTTTAGATTAATAAATAAGTTGTCTGATTTTTGTTATGTCATAAACTGTAGATAACCGACAATGATATTCTGGTGACACCCCAGTAGTTTTTGGAGCCTTCACCAAGCCTGCCCCCGCATATGGAACATCCGTACTCGTCATAGTCAAAACGGGTGTATCCGAGCCCAAGACCGACCTCCATGCGCCAATTGCGGCTTAGAGACCACTGGTATCCGTAGCCGACACCGCACCCGTAGAACCACCCCTGCCTGTAATGCTCCCTGAGCGCATGATCCCCAAAGCCCACATGGCCCAGGTTCATCTGGCCGCCGTGGAGGTGCACACCGACATAATGCCCCTTGAAGGCGGAGCCGAACCAGTAGCGGCCTTCCGGCTGCACAAGCCAGTGTTTCCACTTCCTGTCACCGCCCAGCTTCCAACCGTTGTAACTGCCCGAAAGGTCAAGACTCCAACGACGGCCCAAACGGCACTCCGAACCGATATTTATAGTGGCGGTGGCGTCATAAAGAAGATTCGTCTTTATCTGAACGTTCTGACCGCACAAGTCAGTGCAGACGAACAGCAGGGCCGCAAGAAACAGCCTGTTCACAATTCCATTATTCATTCTTCCCAAGATGTTAGATCAGGTTTTAACATTGTTAAATCCCGAGTATTACCAAGTACATTTTTTATTCTTTCTTTTACAAAAGAAGTTATTCAAAAAAGTAATTACAATATCTTTTATGTTAAAATCAAACCGGAATTTCCACAATATTCTCCCTTTTATCTGGAAATACTTTTAAAAGAACGGAAAAACCGGAATAAAATCATTTTTTACTATACGTACGGGCTCTCATGGGAGAAGAAACAGAAGAAATGGGTAAATGTAAAAAATGGCCTATTTATAACATTTAAATTATTTTTAATTATTAAATCCTTTATTATAATATAATATTGCTGTAAGAACATGAAAAACAGGAAATCAAACGGGTATTATACGGTTAGTTATCAGCAAATTGATATTTTACACCCTTATATCATCGTCCGGTATGGATACAGCCTTCAGAATGGTACTAATTATTCACAAATGTATTTTTTTTGTAATAAAATGCCGTTTTAGAATACCATCATGTCGGAAACGGGGAGTATGCGGACAACCGGTATGAAAAGGCGGGAGTTATCAGGGAACAATCCTCTTATATATCCTACTCAATGAATCGGTATCAAGTTCATCCATATTTATTATATAAAGGTATCCGTCATCATACACCTTGTGAAAGTGAGGGTGCATTTTTGTAGACTAAAAATTTTGCCGTTTGAGACAGAGAATACATCTTTGCAGAAAAATGGATAAAATCAGATACCGTCTTGTATATAACCGCCAAAAGAAACTGAATAAACAGGGCACAGCCCTTGTACAAATTGAAGCCTATTTGAACCAGAGGAAAATCTATCTGAAGACAAATGTGTACCTCAAACCGGAGTGCTGGAGCCGTGAAGGGGCACAAGTCATTAACCATCCCCAGTCAAATGAGTTGAACGCAATGCTCTATGAATACATCCTGTATCTGCAAGGTATAGAGTTAGGATATTGGAAGCGTGGAATACCTGCCACACTCTCTTTGCTGAAAGATGCCGTCAAAAAGAAAAGTGCCGTGAATATCAGCTTTTCCATTTTCGCCAAATCAGCCATTGACAATTCGGACAAGAAGCAGTCCACCAAGGATAACCTGCATACGACACTGGCGGTCCTGCATGATTTCCGCTCCGGACTGGACTTCAAGGATCTTACCTATACATTCCTTCGTGATTTTGAACAATACCTGAGAGAAAAGGGCAATGCGGTCAATACGATAGCCAAGCACATGAGACAGCTCCGTACCTTGGTCAATGAGGCAATCAACCAAGGATACATGCACGCAGACGCTTATCCCTTTCGGAAATACAAAATCAAGCAGGAGAAGGGCAGACATGAGTTTCTTATCCCGGACGAGTTGAAGAAGTTGGAAACGGTTGAGGTGGAAGAGGAATCCATGCGCCATGTGCTCGATGCTTTCCTATTCTGCTGTTATACCGGCCTGCGTTATTCTGATTTCTGCCAGCTCACACCTGAGAATTTTATCAGGATAAACGGCAAGAGGTGGCTGTACTTCAAATCCGTCAAGACAGGGGTGGAAATCCGTCTGCCGTTGCATTTGCTTTTTGAAAGCAGGGCATTGGGCAGTCTTGACCGCTATCCGGATATCGGCAGTCTTGCAGCCCTGCCTTGCAACTCGGAGGTGAACAGGCAGCTTCGAAAGCTGGCCGGATTGTGTGGTATCAAAAAGCGGATAACCTATCATGTGAGCCGTCATACCTGTGCCACCCTGCTGATCCATCAGGGAGTTGCGATTACAACAGTCCAGAAGCTGCTCGGACATACTTCCGTAAAGACCACACAGATTTATTCAGAGATACTTTCCAGCACCATAGTACGTGACTTGAAAAACGCTCAAAGGAAAAGGAGAAAAGTAAAGATATTTCCCGATAAAAGTTTGAGAACATCTGATTTTATAGATAACCGGTAGATTTCATGAATCCTATTTGTTTTCTATTAACATTGTGATTCTTTAAGTTTTTCGGATGATCAGAATATTGCTCCTGATTATTTTTTTCAATATGGATTGAATATGGAATAGTTTTCACTATCTTTGCAGAGTAACCAGGAGCTTGATGGCAATAAATATTGTCATCAGGCTCTTTTTTTATTGTCATATCGTGGCAATGGATTTAAGTAATTCTGCAACAATGACGCAAGTAAATAGACATATCTTTGAAGTTGTATTATAATCAGATAAACAATAGACGAAATGGAATTAAACGACTGGTTGGCTATAATCGGAGGTTTCGGGGGATTGAAGGCTGTCCGCTGGGGTGTCACGTTCTGGGTGAACCACAAGACGAACGCACGGAAGGAGGATGCGTCCGCCGATTCGATGGAGGATGAGAACAAGCGTAAGCAGGTTGACTGGCTGGAAGAACGCATCGCCCAGCGTGACGCCAAGATTGATGCGTTATACGTTAAGCTTCGTAATGAACAGTCTGATAAGCTGGCATGGATTCATAAGTGCCACGAGCTGGAACTGCAATTGAAAGATGCCGAGCATAACCGTTGTGACAGGCCCGATAGCGAATGCGGTCGCCGTATTCCACCACGCAGGACTACATTAATTAAAGATAAGGAGGAAAAGAAAAATGGCTGATGTGAATAAACTTGCACCGTTTATCCTGAAGTGGGAAGGCGGTTTTGTAAATGACTCGGACGATTTAGGAGTGACTACCAATATGGGTGTGACCATTGGAACTTATGAAGCGTATTGCCGAAAGAAAGGCTATCCCAAGCCTACGGTTGAAAGATTGAAAAACATCACGAAAGAGGAATAAACGGAGATTTTGAAAACCATGTATTGGGACAGGTGGAAAGCTGACGAAATTAAATCCCAATCCATAGCTGATATCCTTGTCGATTGGATCTGGGCAAGCGAAATGCACGGTATCAAAATACCGCATGATTTGGTTGGCGTGATTCCTGATGGCATTGTCGGGCCTAAGACACTCGCTGCAGTAAATTCCCGTAATCCACGTGAACTGTTTGATCAGATCAAGATTGCAGGGTTTGATTTCATCGAGGATATATGCCGGGAACGCCCTGCAAATAACAAGTTCAAACGGGGCTGGATGAACCACCGTATAAATGATATCTCTTATGTTGGCTAAGGTTATGAACTGGGTAAGCCGGCACATATTACTGGCTCTCTTTATGTGCCTGTTTCTTCTGTTGTCATGCGGTAGCTCGCATAAGGCTATCAAATCCGACACAGAAGTAATCAGCAAGGATAGCGCCAGTGAAACTGTCAACATCGTACACGAATCAACCACCTCTTTGAGCGAACTCATTACCACTAATGGCAGCTACGTGATTAATTTCGGATTTATGATACAAGAAAGCCGCCCGACAGTCTTACCGGGAAACCTCCGTTACTGGCTGACGGTCATGTAGAAGGTAATTTCAACAAGAAGGAGGATAAACAGACGGTGGTAGCCGATACTACAAATGTCAAAGCTGATAAGGAAGCCACTTCCATCAAACATGAAAAAACTAAGACTGAAGAGGTAAAGAAGAAAAAAGAATCCACATTACTTAAGCAAATAGGCTTTGCTTGTATTTGTGTAACTGTTTTGCTTGTTGTCATGTTGTTGCGCCAATATTTTTGGCGCAACAGACAATCTTCATCATAAGACTTTAAATTTATAAATTTGAATTTCCCCGGCTCGTGATGAATCGGGGCGTTTTATTAAGAAACTTGGTTGCATCTATTTTTTGCAAAATCACTTTTATTTTTGCCTGTAAACATACATTTATTCAAAATAAAATATTACACTTTGCAGTGTGCAACTGGAAAGATAATATTTCCATACATATCAATATTGTCTGAAACTTTTAAAAATAAATATTATCCCTATGAGGACGATTGCCTGTGAAGGTTATTGTCCTTTTTTATTATTGCATTTTCTTGTTTTTGTAGACAACAAAATGTATATTTGCCATACCCATTTGGATGGGATAATAAGTATTTTATTTTTAAAAAGTTTACAACATAAATTTATTGTTATTTAATTATCAATCTGATGAAGAAAATGCCTTTAATCAGATTAGAACCATCGAAGAAGATGGTAAATTGTGGTTTTGTGCCACTGATGTTGCAAGAGTATTAGGTTATGTAAATCCCAGAGATGCAATTATAAGATATTGTAAATCAATGGGAGTCGTGATTCGCGCCCCCTACAACTAGTGGCATTCAAAAAATGAAATACATCAATGAGGGTAATGTATATCGGCTTATATCCCGTTCTCAATTGCCAAATGCAGAAAAATTTGAGTCATGGCTATTCGATGAAGTTGTCCCTTCTATCAGGGAAAAAGGTTATTACGGTATAACTGATAGAGGCACTCTTCCTGAATTTATCAAAAGGTACAAAGACAATATCCACATGATTCCATCTAACTATTTCTTTGTTATTTCAGAATTATATGTGAGGCTTTATGCAGAACTTGAAAAAGTCGGCTATGCTATACCAGATAAAGGGGCACATGGTAAAACTATGATGCCTGACGGTTCTGTTGGTAAATTGTTCGCTCGCTTCATGAGAGAGAATAACTCCGAACTGTGGAACCAGCACAAAACATACAAACACCATTTCCCTGACGGAAGGGTTGTTGATGCGCTTATGTATCCTATAGATGCACTTCCGATGTTTATAAGATATGTCAATGAGCGTTGGCTTTATGAAAACGCAGAAAAGTATTTCAAAGAAAGAGATCCACTTGCCTTAGATTACCTTCCTAAACTTTTGGAATCTAAAAAGAAATCGGCTTAATAAATGAAACGGCACATTATACCATCCAATAACGTGCCGTATGTTTTATTTTCACGATCTTTGCCATCGTAGAAGTCCAACCTTGTTATATAAGGTTTGCCCCGATTCATCACGAGCCGGGATTATTTTTTTTAATACAATTTTCCAATTGGATTATACAATCAACTGATAAAGAATAGAATTTTGCGTATCTTTGTTCTGTGATTTTGGAGTAGAAGCCAAATCTCATAACAAAAGTTTATCCCCGGTTCTTCCGGGGATTTTTTATTTCACTTTTTACAACCAAAGCATACATTCCCTTACCTAACTATTGCCCAATTGTATCCAACCAAATTTCAATAATTATGCAGCTTATCTATTATTTTTCAATAAAACCTATAGGGAGATTTTGGGACATGCCTGTCTTATAATAAAGAATCCGAATATATGTATATGTTCTTTTTAATTATTTTTTAGGGCATTATTTTATATCGGATTTTGCAAAATGCTCTAATATTGTGTGTCAATTTAGCAAGGAGCATACACTGAACCTCAGTCTTTATGTGAGATTGAGGTTTTGTTAAGACAAAAGAGAATTGTTAAATATTTAAATAAATATATATTAAACCAAATCGTTTGTTTATGAAAAAAGTCTTTTATATTGTGATTGTATTTATTATGGTTTTAATTGGTCTCTTTACTCTTATGTTTGTTTCATTTGATTAAAGCACAAAGTATCTGTCGAATAATTTATGAATGAAGGCAGCTGAATAAGCTGCCTTTTTCCTATCTTTTCATCATCATTATATAATCTCTCACCCCTATGCTTTATTGAAATTTTCCTATTTTGTTTTTTGTAAAGTCATATAAAATACCCATCTTTGCATTGCGTTACATATTTTGTTTAGTGTCGAGATTCCGACCGTTAAGCTACGGACAACATACATGCCCGTAGCTTCTTCATATACGGTTCCGACCCCCGTGTTGTATGCTTAATGGCTACACTGTATCCCGACATTAAAGATATGTAACGCAACGGGAAAGCGGAACCGTTTTCTTTTTCCGCAGACTAACGCAATTGCATATGTCAAAATTAGCCCCAACTGCTCATCAACTATCTAAAAAGTTTATAGGCTATTGGACACTATGAACTTACAATTTCTTCCTCTGAGGGCACAAAAACGATTGTCACAGGGAATATGGACTTGATAGAACGGCTAAACTCAGAAATAGACAAAGAAAAAGAGGAAGCGACTGCCGAAGCAATCGCTCTAGTTCTTGAATCCTCACTTTAGATTATCTAAAATCTTTCTTATGGCTTCATCAGCATGTTTTCTCATAATTCTGACATAATTAAAGATCGGTCTATTGGATTTCATGCTTTGGCCTATACAATACTCCAAAGTTTCCAATGGTATACCCAGCTCAAAACCATGTTGGACAAAGGATTTACGAGCTGAATAATATACGACATGCGATTCTATCTCCAGCCTCTCCCCTAGCCTTATAATTTCTTTTGTTACATAGTTACGAAAATTAGGATAAGAGTATTTATAACCAAAATCAAGCTTTCCATTACGCCCCATCCATCTTTTGATAATCGGTTTTGCTTCCTCAGGAATAGTGAAGCTGATCTTCATATCACCTTTCTTTGTGTTTTTGGATTTTTCACGTACATATTCCATAATTTTCGCATCTTTGAAATTGTATTGCATCAAGTCCATCAGATTGATACCTCCTAGATAATACGAAAGCATGAACACATCCCTGGCAACACGCTGAGACTTCTTTTTTATCTCCGCATCCCTTATCTTCTTTACGTCAGCTACCGAGATATCACGCTCTTTGGGCATTCCTGCTGGTCTTTCATAATATTCAAAAGGATGCGTGTCATATGATACCTTCTTATCCCTTATTGCTTGATTGATTATTGCCTTCAAATGTGCCATGTGCATACCACAAGTAACAGGAGCCAGCCTTCGGACATTCTTTAGATAAATATCAAAGTCCTTTATGGTCCGGGGAGTAATTCCATCAAGCATTATATCATATTTGACAAACTCAATGAAGTAATCACTCGCCTTTGATATAAGGAGGCAGTGGTCCTTCTCCCCTCTTTAATCAAATTCTGCATATAGTCAGCCGAAGCGACACTATAAGAGATGGCTCCCTGCTTTACCGAGGACAAGTATTCGACAAGTTGGATACAAGTATAGGATGATGTATTTATCTTATCCAGGGCATCCTGATATGAATTAAGTATTCCACGTAATTTAGCATTGACATGTGCGGCATCAGGAACACCTACCACCTGCCCTCCTTTAAAATTAGCAGTATTATCTATTTCAAATCGGGTAACGATGTATCTTGTTTCCTGTTTATGACCAATTGCGATACGAATTCTGTGTTTGCCGTTTTTCAGCACCTTGGCCGGAACAACGGCGGCTTTAAGAGTTGTCATAATTGTTCTGGATTCGTTTTAGACAAGTTCTTTTTGCCAAAAGTGGCACAAACTGTCTTTTTTTATCCAAAAACGAAAGCTGGAGAAGCTTAAGAAAACACAAACCCCTCTGAAACAGAGAGGTTTATAATAGTGGAGCATGCGAGACTCGAACTCGCCACCTTTAGACTGCCAGTCTAACGCTCTAGCCAGATGAGCTAATACCCCGAGAAATAATAACGATGCAAAGATACATAGAAAATCAATAATACAAAGCTTTTGGGAAAGTTTTTTTCTCATGTAAACAAAATTTTTATTTGTCACTTTTGCGCCAAAGAGTTACTTTTGCGTGAAATTGTTTCAACATAGTTTCAACATACATACACGATTATGGCAACATTCAAATATGAAATATTTAAAGATAGGAAAAGAATAGATGGCACTTACAACGTTAAGATAAGAGTCACACACAATAGGAAGCTTAAAAGGATTCCCACTTCCATATATGTTACGAAAGAAGATATAACCAAGGGGTTTAAAATCAAAAATCAGTCCATCTTAGATGAATTAAATAACATCATATCCATATATAGGAGCAAGTGCAACCTGTTGTCATTGCTCATAAACGATATGGATATAACAGAACTTGTGGAGCATATAACCAAAACTGATGAATCATCTCTAAAAATAGACTTCATTTCCTACGCCCGCAAATGGATAGATGAGAACAGAGAGAAGCATGGAATCAATGTGTATTCCTGCATGGTAAACTCTTTAACAAAATTCCTGGGACGGGAGAAATTGGATTTTAAGGAGATAAATTACAAATTCTTGAAATCGTATGAAGAACATCTCGGTCAAAGACGTGCACTCTCTTTATATATGGGAGCAATCAGGCATTTGCATAACGAAGCTAAAAAAGAATATAATGATGAAGAAGCAGGGGACATAAAGATACCATGGTCTCCATTTACCAAGTATTCTATACCTAATATAATATGTACCCGCGAAAGAGCTTTGGACGCAGATACTATCAGAGCCATATACAACCTGCCATATATACTCACTAAAGATAAAAAGGAGAAGGATTGCAGATTTAATTTTGCAAAGGATATGTTTATATTATCCTTTTGCTTGATGGGTATGAACTCGGCAGATTTGTTTCTTTGTGACACTATAAGCGAAAGCAAGGGAACGCTTACAATCACATACAACAGGGCAAAAACTGCAACAAGAAGGACTGATAAAGCAAAAATAAGCGTTAACATTCATCCCTTCATATTGCCCATATACGAAAAGTATAAGGACGTATCCGAAGAAAGAGTTTTTAGGTTATATAAAAAGTATTCCACTTATGGCAGACTCAATGTTGCCATAAATGTAGGTTTGAAACAGATAGGGAAAGTTCTTGGCATTGAAGATTTGGAATTTTACGCAGCCCGGCATTCTTTCGCTTCCATCGCACGAAACGATTTAAAAGTGGACAAAGGTACAGTAGGAGAAGCACTAAATCATGTAGATAAAGAGAACAGAATGACAGATCTATACATAAAAAAAGATTTTTCCGTAATTAATGATGTTAACAGTAGGGTTATTGATTATGTTTTTAACCCCGATATGATGAAAGGGTAAATGTAAGGCAGCTTATTGGACCGCCTTTTCAAGGTTCTCTCTGATTTGTTGGAGCATTCGGAAAGCCCCGGCCATCTTATAGTTGCCCAGACATTGCTTAGCCTGCATGATACAACTTTCAACAGTAAGTTTCAAATCCGGAGTGAAAGCCGCTTTGTTAATCTGCATTTCTTTGGGAAGTTCATCAGCATGGTTATTGAACCATACGATCATTTCATTCAATTCCTCTTCGGAATAAGATTCTTTTTTTTCAGCCATAATACATAAGTTAATGTTAGTTCCGGCAAAGATAACAAAAAATAGCCCCGACTCATCACGAGCCGAGGCATTTCAATTTATAAATTTAAAGTCTTATGATGAAGATTGTCTGTTGTGCCAATGCTTTACTATCAGCATAACGACAATCAAAACGGTTACACAAACACAGGCAAAACCGATTTGTTTAAGCAAAGTGGATTCTTTTTTATCCTTTACCCCTTCAGTCTTGGTTTCTTCATGTTTGGTGGAAGTGGTTTCCTTGTCAGCTTTCACTTCCGTACTGTCTTTGATTGCAGTTTCCTTCCTTTTATTCTTGCTGAAATCACCTTCCACATGACCGTCTGCCAATAACGGAGGTTTCCCGGTCAGGCTATCGGGCGGTTTTCGGGTATCATAGATACAGAAATCAATTACATAGTTGCCATTAGTGGTTATCAGCTCTCTTAAAGAAGTAGCAGACCCATGTATGATGTTGACTGATTCACTGGTACTATCCTTCCTGATTACTTCTGTATCGGACTTGACAGATTTATGCGAGCTGCCACATGATCCGAACAGCAGGAACAGACACATGAAAGGAGCCGGCATATATTGCTGGCTTACCCAGTTCATAATTCTAACCAACATAAGAGATATCATTTATGCGGTTCATCCACCCCCGTTTGAACTTGTTGTTTGCTGGGCGTTTCCGGCATATATCCTCGATAAAATCAAACCGTGCAATCTTGATCTGGTCAAACAGTTCACGCGGATTACGGGAATTAACTGCGGCAATGGTCTTGGGACCTACAATGCCATCCACTGTAACACCAAGCAAGCGTTGAGGAATCTTAATTCCGTGCGCACCGGATGCCCAGACCCAATCAACCAATATATCAGCAACTGATTGCGATTTTATCTCATCAGCCTTCCATCTGTCCCAGTACATGGTTTTCAAGATTTCCGTCCATTCCTCTTTTGTGAGATTTTTCAATCTTTCAACTGTAGGCTTGGAATATCCTTTCTTTCGGCAATATGCCTCATAGGTTCCGATAGTCACTCCCATATTGGTAGCCCCTCCCAAATCGTCAGGGTCATTTACAAAACCGCCTTCCCACTTTAGGATAAACGGTGCAAGTTTTCTTACGTCAGCCATACTATTCATTAATTATAATTATTCGATTTTATTTTCTTTGAATTCCGGCAGGATATATTGTATGTTGACCGCTGCTTCATGCAAGACCTTATGAAGTTCATCTTCATTCAAATCCGTTTCATCTGTAAACTCACAAAAGATATTTCCAACCCAATCTTGAGATGAATTAAGCCGTTTAATAGCGACGCTGTTGCATCCATTTGTTGATAATAGAGATTTGGCAACCTTATCCTTAACCTGGTTATCAATATCTGAGTAGAACATGAAAAGATTCTTTGCGAGATTTTCTGCAAAAACGGCCACTTCACTCATGGGAAGTGATTGGATGTTTTCACGCATTCCGGCTATACCTTTTCGTTTTACTTCGAACTGCACCGAAAGAAAAGCTATATGCCCTAAAGGATGGGGTTGTACGATATATACCCTGTCTGCTTTCGTTTCATAAAGTACACGCCACAGCTCACCGAACACCTTGGCGGAGTTCTCGCTGCGGTGGTAACTTCTTCTTTCCTCCTCTTTTTTAAAATATTCCACTTTTAAATCAGTCAGTTTGTTTTTGGTATACTGATTATAGGCGAAATAAGCTGCCAGCAATGTTCCGGCAGCACTAATAATGTTTGCAATATCTATCTCCATTACATTCACCGTTTAATTATTATATGATAAATTATTCATCCTGTTTCCTTTATTTCTCAACTGTCCCTATCTTTCCTGAAAAAATGCCGAGAATTTATATATATGCAAAATAAATCCATATCCATATTGCTTACTATTCATATTTCACTATCTTTGTCAATACTTTGTTGACCTGATTCTTTCAAAACTATTATTGATTGGATTTAACCTCCCCCCGTCAGACTGTGAAGCCAGACGGGGGATTCCATTATTCGACAGATAGACAATAAAAAAAGAGCCTGATGACAATATTTATTGCCATCAAGCTCCTGGTTACACTGCAAAGATAGTGAAAACTATTCCATATTCAATCCATATTGAAAAAAATAATCAGGAGCAATATTTCGATTATCCGAAGAATTTAAAGAATCACAATATTAATAGAAAACAAATAGGATTCATGAAATCTACCGGTTGTCTATAAAATCAGATGTTCTTAAGCCTTTATCGGGAAACATCTTTACTTTTTTCCTTTTCCTTTGAACATTTTTCAAGTCACGCACAATGGTGCTGGAAAGTACCTCCGAATAAATCTGTGTGGTCTTTACGGAAGTATGTCCGAGCAGCTTCTGGACTGTTGTAATCGCAACTCCCTGATGAACCAGCAGGGTGGCACAGGTATGACGGCTCACATGGTAGGTTATCCGTTTTTTGATACCACACAATCCGGCCAGCTTTCGAAGCTGCTTATTCACTTCCGAGTTACAAGGCAAAGCGGCAAAACTTCCGATATCCGGATAGCGGTCAAGAATGCCCAATGCCCTGCTTTCAAACAGCAGATGTAACGGCAGACGGATTTCCACCCCTGTCTTGACGGATTTGAAGTACAGCCACCGTTTGCCGTTTACTCTAATGAAATTCTCAGGTGTGAGCTGGCAGAAGTCAGAATAGCGCAATCCGGTATAACAACAGAACAGGAAGGCATCGAGCACATGGCGCATGGACTCCTCTTCCACCTCGACCGTTTCCAGCTTCTTCAGCTCGTCCGGGGTAAGAAACTCATGTCTGCCCTTCTCCTGTTTGATTTTGTACTTTCTGAACGGATAAGCATCTGCGTGCATATATCCCTGGTTGATTGCCTCATTGACCAAGGTACGGAGCTGTCTCATGTGCTTGGCTATCGTATTGACCGCATTGCCCTTTTCTCTCAAGTATTGCTCAAAATCACGAAGGAATGTATAGGTAAGGTCCTTGAAGTCCAATCCGGAACGGAAATCATGCAGGACCGCCAGTGTCGAGTGCAGGTTGTCCTTGGTGGACTGCTTCTTGTCCGAATTGTCAATGGCTGATTTGGCAAAAGTGGAGAAGCTGACATTCACCGTACTTTTCTTCTTGACAGCATCCTTCAGTAGTGAGAGTGTGGCAGGTATTCCGCGCTTCCAATACCCCAACTCTATGCCTTGCAGATACAGGATGTATTCATAGAGCATTGCGTTGAGTTCGTTAGATTGGGGGTGGTTAATGACTTGTGCCCCCTCACGGCTCCAGCATTCCGGTTTGAGGTAAACATTGGTCTTCAGGTAGATTTTCCTTTGGTTCAAATAGGCTTCAACCTGTACAAGAGCCGTGCCCTGCCTGTTAAGTGTGTTCTGGCGATTATATACAAGACGGTATCTGATTTTATCCATTTTTCCGCAAAGGTGCGAAAAGATTAATGGAAGAAAGGTATCAATGTGGAACATTTCCACATCATCCCACACTATATGAGGATTTTTTCCATTTCACATATAATTAGCAGAATATTAACCATCTGATAATCAGATTAATTATTCTTTTGGCATAAAAATTGTCCTATCATTATCGTAAAACAATAACCATTAAAAATATAAGATTATGAAAAAATTTTTTGTTGCAGTAGCATTGGTAATGGGATTAGGAACAACAGTGGCATTTGCCGAAAATTTGACCTCAGGTGTTGAAACAGTCATGGCAGTAAATGACTTCACCCCTATTGAAGTGAAAGATCTTCCGGCAGCGGTAACGGAAGCAATCGCCAAAAATTTTGCGGAATCAACCGTCAAGGAAGCGGCGGTGGAAGCGGCAGAGGATGGCAGTAAGACCTATCAGGTTGTTCTGACAGACAAGGAAGGAACTGAAAGTACGGTGTTCTTCAATGAAAAAGGTGAAATACTGAAATAATATATTTTGCGTCTCTTTGAATAAAGAACATAAAAAAGGCGGGATTCACCAATCCTGCCTTTTTCAATACAAACTGCTTTGCTAGCAAGATGCCTTACAACATCCAAGCTTAATGAATCAAAAAATAAAAACACATTCAGTTATTTGTGATAGCAAAGCTATAACAAATATTTTAAAGAAAAATCTTATGCATAAAAAATGCACAGAATAAACTATATATAGACCAACATACAACATATTTGTAATATAGGGCCATTGATACAATGGTATTCTGAAAAAACAAAAGAAAGGTGCACGACTGGCAGCCCCCCAAGGGATATGTTATTGGAACTATCAAGAAGAAAACTAAAAAAAATAATTAAAGTCTTATCACTAAAAACAACGTAACAGATTATTTTCTAAATTTAGAGCTGATAACTTCAAATTAAGAGCTTATGAAAAGGATTTTATTTTTAAGTACATTTGTATTCCTTGGATTTAGACTTAACTCTTGTTCAGATACTGATTTAGATTCTCCAGTGAATGAAACAAATCAACCTGTAGAAAATAATACAAGTGATATTATTAATAATTTAGAATCATCTTTTGAAGTAAAAACAAGAACAGAAGGTGAACAAACTTCTTACCCTGATTATTATTGTGGTAGCTATTTTAAAGATGGCATCTTGGTTATAAAAGTAAAAGGAACAAATATAAAAGATTATAAAAAAGACCTTGTACAAAGATGTAAAAGCAATCAATTCATTATAGAAGAGGGTGTTAATACGATGAATGAACTTTTGCAAATTAGAAATTTTATAAATAGCAAAGATGAAATTGGAGTATGGAAAAAATTGGGTATTTCTGCTTGTGGTATAGATTCTAAAGATGAGAAAGTCATTGTAATGTTAGAAGATGTTTCTGAAATGAACATTACCAATTTTAAAAATGAAGTGATTAATTCACCTCTAATAAAATTTTGCCAACTTTCATTTTCTAAAGATAATGCCTCCGTTACTTCCCGATGAAGCGACTAAGGCACAAGAAACATGATAGATTTTATGTAGAAGAACATGGGGTTGGTTCTGGAAGGACTTCTTCCACTTGCAACAAATGAAACAAAAGGATTAGCATCCATGAATATGTGTATAGCATACGTTGGCGAAGGGCCTGTTATTTGCATTAAGCCTACGAAATTAAAACAATATTTATATACTTTACTAACGGTTACGGTATACGAAAATGGATATTTTAAAAAAATCGACTTAGCAGTATATTACCCGGTAAAGAAAGGAGGGCATAAATGCTCTATGTCTGGAAACGGCAACATGTTTGTTAAAGAGGATTCTGATTACAATTTATACATACATAACAAAACTTTAAATAACATAAATTATTGCGTATCAATTATAGGAGCTAGCAAATATATAAATATTCCTTCAATTACGGTAGAAGCACATCCTGCAAGCGTTTTGAATGGTTTAACTTTGACTGATGTAGCAACTATGTAA